CCTATGGTAATATCGTTAGCTACTCTGACTTCATTTGTTTTGTCGTCATATAGCTTTTTATTTATAGCAAATTCTGTTAGTGAATTGTTTGGATTAACAATTCTAAATATCTTTTCTTGCTGATATAGCTCTTGCATCATTTGTATTGCTACTTTTGCAAGTCTTTGTAGAGCACCCTCTACATCAGCTAGTTTAGACTTAATTTTTCTTTGACCAAATTCATCAAGGGATATAGTGGCCTTATAAGTTTGTGGGGCCGCCTGAGAGTTACCCATCATCATTTCATATAGTCCGAGCTGATGGTCTATGTCGTTTTTGGCGGTCTGCTCGTTATTGTATAACTCATTAGGAAGAGGAGCTGGACTAGCAACCACAGGTTGCCCCATATCAAAATCTACCTCTATACCAACACCAGGTTGAGCCCATTTTTGCTCAAATTCAGCCATATCAACACTACCAGAAGGCACTAATACCTTCATATTTGTAGATGTTGTAGCGTGAGCTATAATTAACGACCTAGTTTTGTTTATGTAATCTTGCAAACCTTTAACCATTCTAACATCTGACATCGGATATGGTGTTCTGGTATGAAGATTAACAATTGGTACTATAGGATAATTGCTAGTTGGCAAAATCCTTGAATAGATATGAGTATCACCTATTACTACACATTGTTTAACCTGTCTTATTGCTACTGGAATAGCTTGTATTAAGCCGCCACTTATTAAGTGAGCCTTAGATTTCATTTCAATATCAGGTATTTGTGAGATTTGGTTTGCGTTTATTAACGCCTCTTCTTTTACTTGTTGTACTTGATTATCTATACCTTCACGTAACTTATTTAATTCTACTTCCATTCTGTCAGGAACCATTTGACCTAACTGAACTTGTTCTAAAAGTTGTTTCTCTGTTTCAATATATTGCACCTCTAGCTCTTCTTGCATTTTGTGCACATCTTCTTCTATAACTTTTAGATTTTGAGCCAAAAGCTCATCTCTCATTTGCGACTGTTGCTCTTTAACAGCCACTATATTGTCTCTTCCTTCTATAATTTTGCCATTGAGGATACCTACTTCCTGGCTTATGTATTGCTGAAACTCTTCTTCGTCAAAACGATACTCTTTTCCAGAAAAGGATTCATGTACTCTATACATGTTAACAGATACTTTATAGTATCTTTCATATCCTCTTACATACTCATGATCACCTTCTGCTAAAGTGTCAATGTCACCAGGAAAAGTCAACCCTGTGTCATCTACACGACCTGTTATTATGCTGTCGCTATCATAAGAACTAGAAGCTGCATCAATGGCTTGTTTATATTGGGGATATAAAGCTTTGGCTTGCTCCTTAGTAAAGTTCCTAGATATTATAATGTTTTCTGCGTCATCAAAAAACTGATCTCTAGAGTTTGGGTCGACATAAACATCCATAGGGTCTATATCTTTAAACTGGACTTCTCCTTTGCCATCATCTGCTAAAGGATTTTGGTATACCATTAAATAACCAAGACCAGTTACATAATAATCATCAATGGCCTGACGGATAATAGTTCTTCCATCAGAAATATCATGCATATACGTTAATAAATGATTTAAGACTGTAGCGACTTTAGTGTCACTATCTTCTCTTGGGGATACTTTAAATGAGGGTCTGTTAGCTGTTAACAGAGCTTTTGCTGTTTCTACAGCAGGATGTATCCTATTAACAACAATAGGGGCTTGACCCCTAGCTTCTAATGTTTTCTTTTGTTCGTCTGTCCATTGTCGACCAAGCCTATATTCTTGATCTTCGCGCGCTTGAGTTTCCCAGACATCTCGTTTTCTTTTATATAAATCGAATAGTCTTTTCGTTTCGTCTGCAACGTTTTCTTGATTTCCATCTGGACCGTCATAATCTGCCACTAACCTAATACCCCCATATTATTGCATACTAGTATGCATCGTAATATAAGCATTATAGGGTCATCCAATCAAGAACTTTCTTTAACTTAGTTGACTTATCTTCAGCATTAAGTGATTTTAGCCTTGCTGGTCTTGCACCTTCAAGACTAGTCCACACTGCATCCATCACGTCGTCATGCTTACCTTTTGGGTAAGATAAAAACTCAGCTTGTGCGTCAGTATCTTGACTTCTAAAGAAAAATTCACCCTTAGCAAACATAGGTACTAAAGATAAAAGTCTTTCAGATTTACGTGTTCTTGGTTTTACACCTTTTTCAAGCCCTGGAATATACAAATTCTCTTCTAGCATACGTTTTTTAACTGCTGCTCTTAATGCTTCCTGGTATGCTACAGTCTCTATCTTCATCTTACGATGTCTAAACTTTTTAAACTTCTCAATGATTATATCAGGCTGCTCTGCAGGTGACACGTGCTTTCTATATAAGTCCAATATATACTTATTACCATCGTGATCTATGCCTATAGTGATTAAAACAAAAAAGTCAGCTCTTGCTGATAATGAAGATGCGGGGTCTACTCCTCCATAGACCTCTATCGGGATGACTTCTTCTCCATCACCCGTCTCTTTTACCAAACAAGGAGTTCCTTTTCTTCTTTCAAAGTCATATTGATGTAATTTTATCCATTCTGGTTTAAAAGGAGCTTCATCTGGAGATTGAGCTATATTCATATACTCTTGGTAAAAACCATTTATATTACCAACAGATGCATATTCCTCTTTTATACCTTCTATTCTTTCTTTTGGAAATCTTTCGGGCCATATTGGAGAGCCATCATCATTTATAATAGAATACCATAACGTATTCCATGCTGGAGAATCTTTAGCCCAGTATAAGAAACAATCCTCTGATATTACTGTACCAATCATAACAATACGACCCTCATCGGATAATGATGGTATTACGGCTTCTGTCATCCATTTTCTGTTTTTAGCTCTAGCTTCTTGCGTAAAAGCGTTTAATTCTGATTCAAAGTCATCTACAATAATTAAAGTAGGACGTGTATCACCTTCAATAAAACCCCTAACCCTTTGTCCAGTACCTACGGCCACTATACGTACTCCATTGGCAGTTACTACGTCTGTTGCTGTCCATCTTTTAGCTGTATTGGGTCCCATGTCACCAAATAAGTCTTTAAATCTTTGACTATGAGTTAAATGGTATTTAATACGAGATAAGAAGTTAATAGACTGCGCCTGTGACTCAGATATGATCACGATAAACTCTTCGTCGTCTTCGTGTTTAAAGGCTATGCGATGCAGTGGTAATAGAAGTGATGTTACTGTGGATTTAGCTGTACCACGAGGCGCTGCTATTAATACTCTTTTTTTACTTCTGTTTCTTAAATTGGCATAAATTTCATGATGAAATGGTGGAGTTGCTTTCCGAAGAGCAGTAGGAAAACAAGTGCGACCAAATAAGGCAATATTATGGAATAATTTTTTAAGAGCCTGCTTTTTAGCGTATATCTCTTCAAAGTTATTCATCTTTTTTTAACTTACACCCACAATCCTTACAACATACAAAATCTTTAGGTTCATGAGACTTTTTCTCTAACTCTTGAATCTTTAGCATCATACTAGCAATAAGCACATCTGTTTTATAAATATGCTCTGCAACTTGCTTCATTGTAGGTTTCTTAGGTTTCATCTGTGCTTGTCTTAGCCTCTATTTTAGTTTGCGTGCCCTTTAAATGCTGTTCCTCTTCATTTATCTCATCTAAAAGCTTTCTTGTAGCTGTAGCCTCTAATTGAGTAGTTGTTTTAGTTACAGTTTTGTCTTTCATACCCAACATATCCTGTATATTCTCTACAACTCTAAGAAAGTTTGTTATATCTTTCTTTTCTTTAGCCATTTCTAAGGCTTGGTCTAATAAATCAATTGTTTTCGACCTATTATGACCTTTTTCTGCTAATACTTCTTTTAATTCATCTTTTACCATTGATTTAAACTCCTGTGTTCTCATCCATCTTTTTACAGTACGCCGTTTATTATCAGTAGGGTTACTAATGACAGTATCGATAGCCAAATCCATATCAAATACGACGCTATAGACCATTGCGAGGTTCTTCCATTCTTGGGTGCCTTTACGTACTTCGAGCTGAGGCTTGCCAGACAATGTGTGATTAGAAACTCTACCATCTGCTTTAAGTTTTTGACTAGGATACCTAGGAGAATGAAAGGCATAGCCAAAAGGCATACGCACATAATAACTATCAACGCCATTATCTCCCGTATAACACTTCTTTTGTATGATTTCTCCAACATAGTTATCATCAGTGAGCGCATACTCCCCCTTATTGGCTTCCTTCCAGTATTTATAATCTACCCCTTCCTTGTCAGCCTCATCTTTTGTGTAGATATTGTAGGTTCGTTTACCTATATCTTTATGTTTAATGCTTATTTCGTACAATATTAAAACTCTTCCTCTTCAAGGTCTAGATTCTCAAACTTTATACTCCAAAAACAACTAAAATAAACAAAAACTGATGCAAATAACGCCACTATGGTTAACATAGCATATGCAAACAGCTCTATCACTTATCTTTTAATTCAAAATGAGGAAAATCATCGAACCTATTATCGTGTACATACCAATCCTGGTCCCAATCTCCTCCCCAACGTAGGTTTATCGCCATAGACTTAGCAATGCCAATAACAAAACCAGCAAACAAATGAAAACGTTCTCTGTCATCCCAATCAATAGGATAAGGCACCACATCAACAGCCCTACTTGGATTAGAGTTATGACGACCATTGGGGTATCTAACCTTAGTTTTACCTTCTTCAAATAATTTATCTTGTCTTTCAGCACTTCTATGCCCCTCTATTACACTACAGTCAACATGTTTAATTACTTCATTTAGCACCTTCTGTATTCTTTCATCACAGGTAGCTAGGTTTTTCTTGCTTCTTGATCCAAATCTAGGCATTACTTCTTCTTCTTTTTAGCTGTCTTCTTTTTTACAACCTTTTTCTTAGGCCTACCTATTTTACTTCCGTATGTTCCTTTTCCTGATGGCATTATATCCCCCAAATTAAAATAGCCATAATAATCTTGTCTAAGATCCATAGGGCTATCATGATGTTTAGTTTTTTGTGTGTTATCTCGCTATTTGTCGGTAACATTTTTACGTCTCACATTCTTCTCAATTGGTACTTTTCCCTTATAAGGAGTACCTACAGTTGTAGTCTTAATAACGTTATGACTATACTTACTACTCTTGTACATAGTACTCTCCTGATATATTTAACAGTTAAAGACTATAGTTTAGTTCTGTTGTACCTAAAGTTTAGGTTATAGTCTAGTCTATAGTAGTAAACGACCGCGGGAAGGTATATATAATATAGTAAGACTTAATAATTAACTGCAACTAAAAACTTTAAATTAAGCAATATAGGAATTTAACTGAAAAATATATTCCGATGGTACCTTAACCTATATCTTTACCTGATCGTGCCTAGAAA